CAGATACTGCCCCTCGGAATGATCCCAGATGATCGCCGTGGCGGAATAGCCCTTCGACAGGCAGTCGAGGATATGGAACAGTTCCTGCTGCAGCTCGTCGCGCTTGACCCAGTCGCGGACCATATCCGCCAGCCTGCCGTCATGGGCATCGTCCGAGGCCGCCTCGACCGTGATGTCGAGCTGCGAGACCGACCGCTTCCGGGTGCCGATCACACCCAGATAATGCGGGTCGCGTTCCTCGATCACCTCGGCCAGTTCCATATAGCGCACCGGATCGCCGTGATCCGCCGCGCGCAGGATCTGCGCCAGCCGCAGCGGGTTCAGCCCGTCGCCCGGATAGGAGGTCAGCGGCGAGCGCGCGCCCGACAGGCTCGGCGCCCCGACATCGCGGGTCAGGCTGGCGCGATCCACCTCATAGCCCCAGCGGTCGGTCAGGATCAGATTGCGGGCCATGGTCAGATACTCCCGCGAAGCCGGGCGCCGAGCGGCCCGCGCCACCAGCCCTCCTCTTCGCTCCCGAACATTGCGGGGCCGCCGTTGTGGCCGACCCTCTGGTCATGGACCGGCACCGGCACATAGCCGTATTCGACCCAGCGCATGCGGCTGGCAAAATACGCCAGCGCCAGCGCGATGGCATAGTCGCCATGGCGCTTCCTGCCCTTCTCGCCTTCGCGGACGGGGGGCACGCGGGGGATGCCCCGGATCAGCTTCACCATGCGCAGGTCGGAGACATGCTCGCTGTCGGCGATCAGCGCGATGTGATCATCCTCGAAAGCCGCCTTCAGCGGCGGCATCTGCAGCCGGTACCATTCCTCGCTGAACCTGATCGCCCAGACGAGGCCCGGGCCTTCGGGATCTTCCTTCAGCCCGAACCTGCGCCCCATATCCTCGGCCACGGTCCAGCCCATGCCGGTGGCATCGAAGGCCGCGCCGACCAGCCGCGATCTGACATGGTCAAGGATCATGCCCACGACGCGCTTCTGTTCGTCGCCGGGCACGTTGCGCATTTCCAGCGCCAGCGCCTCGCGGCGTTTGAGACCGGCTTCAATGGCCAGCAAACTGACCGTGGACAGGTCGGCCACCCGGCCGAAGTCGAAGCCGAAGGCATAGAGCGGCCCAAGGTCGATCCCGGCCAGCGCCTCGCCCAGCTCCTCCAGAAACGGCGCCATCAGCGCCGCCTGATCCAGCGCCGGGCGGTGCAGGTAATCCGCCGGAAGCTCCAGCCGCAGCACCCTGCCGGGCGCGGTCATCCGCGCCTCGATCAGCGGCGCGGGCAGCCAGGCCCCGGAGCCGAGCGCCGGGATGCAGAACAGTTCCTCATCCGCGCCCTCGCCATAGAAGTCGATGATCTCCTGCCGCCAGCCCGCCTCGGCCGCAGGCGTCCAGGCATCGCCGGTGCGCAGGCAGATCCGCTGATAGAGCCCGTCGCGCAGCGCCTCGTCGAAGTCGATATGCAGGTGGCGATAGGGTTTGCGCCCGGCCAGAATGTCCTGAACCATCCCGTTAAAGGCATTGTCCACCCCGTTATGGGTCGAGCAGACCACCACCTGACCGCCCCACATCAGGAAGGCCAGCGCCGCCTTCAGAAGCTCGGCCAGATTGTCGACGAAGGCCGCCTCGTCGATGATCACCACCCCCTGCTTGCCGCGCAGCCCGCGCGGCGCCGAGGACAGCGCCAGCACCTCGAAGCCGCTGGCGAACTGGATGCGGAAGGCCTTGATGTGTTTGGTATCGCTCGGGTCGGCCGGGTTGGTATCCTCGAACAGCAGTTCGTCCGAGGCCACCGCCGCCGTGGCGAAGGCCCGCGCCCACATGGCGCAGGCGTCGATGAACTCCCGCGTCATCTCCTGCGAATAGGAGATGTACATCACATCCATCCCGCCCGCCGGACGTTCCCGCCCGGCCCGCAGCACTGCATAGGCCGCGAGCCCCCAGGTCAGCCCGACCCGGCGGGACTTCTCGACAAACAGCACCCGGCAGAGTGCGGTATTGTCCAGCAGGCTGACCGCCCGCGCCTGATAGGGCAACAGTACCTTCGGCAGGCCCACCTCGTCGATCAGCCCCGACATCCCCTCCGTCGCCGCACGCCGAAGCTCCGTCCATTCCTCACGGGAGATCGGTGCGGTCATCCGGAGACCCCGAGGATCTGCGCCTTGATCGCTTCGGCGGTTTCGGCGGTCAGGCCCTTGACCCGCGCCACGGTGGAAACGGCCGTCTCGACCTTGGCGGCAAAGGCCGCCTCAACCTTTTGGCGCCGGTCGGAACTGACGCTCTGGGCCGCCATGGCATGGCGCAGGGCGGCCGCGAGCTGCATCACCCCCTTCGGATCGATCGAATCCTCATCGGCCTCCGCCAGCATGTTGAGGACCAGCGCCTTGACAGTTTCGGCGGCCATCACCGTCAGATTGTCGGCATCCGACGGGTCGAATTTCTCGGCCAGCGTCGAGACGATGGCGCGCGTCTGATCCAGACGCCGCGTCAGCCGCGCCATCTTGAAGGCGTAGCGGTTGAAGCTGCTGAAGGCCGGGATCCTGAATTCGAGCTCGCCCCGGCTGTCCGCCATCAGCTTTTCGCATTCGGCGACGAATTCGGCATAGATATCGACCTGGGTCCGGTCCCGTTTTGACAGCTCCTGCGCCGCCCAGGCGATAACGGCGTCGCATTCCGAGGGCATCAGCTCGATCGAGGAAAGCCGCCCCCGCCCTTTGGGTTGCTCTGCCATGTCAGCCGCCCGGCCGCGACGGGCGCTGGATACCTTCAATGGCGATGACGCGATCAAGATGCTGGCGGCCGGTCTCGGTCAGCGTGGCAACGAGAACCGACCCCGCCTCTATCAGCGTCAGCGCCCCCATGGTTTGCAGCCAGCGCATTTCCTGATGCAGCCAGGCACGGTCACGGCGAATGCCGAACCGCGTCAGTTCCGGCAGGATAAGATCGCTGTTCAGCGTCTCGTCGGTTTGCTGGGCCAGCGTCTTCAGAACGATCAGGCGGGACTGCTCCCGCATCAGCTGCGCCATGTCCTTCATTTGCCACGCTCCAGAAGCAGTTCCTGCATGCGTTCGGTGATTGCCTTCAGCGGCTCCAGCCGTTCGGTCAGCACCGCCATGGTGCCGCGCAACCCGACCATTTCCCGGTCAAGCTTGTGGAAATCATCGCGCGAGGGCATGTCGCGGACGGCCTGCTCCATGCTCTGAAGCCGTTCGCTGTGACGGGCCAGCATTCCGGCATGTTCATCGAGCCGCTTCGCATTGGCCCGGCTGCCGCTGGAAATCATGTTCCAGACCGTCAGCCCGAAGGTCAGAAGCTGGCTCAGCGCGATCACCCAGACCACGGCGGGCGAGATGTTCAGCATTTCGGCATTCATCTCAGGCGTTCTCCCCTGCCCCGCCAGTGGCAGGCCTGCGCCAGAACACCAGCCGGAACTTCGGGGCGCGGCGTTCGAACCAGAGCCAGATCGCGGTGAGGATCGGCACCAGCTGCTGGATCAGCGACACGGCATGTTCGCCGCGCGCCGCCACCTCTTCGGCCGTGCAGCCGAGGCCCACCTCGCAGAGGCTGGGCAGCAGGGCAAAGCCGATGGCATTGCAGGCGGTGACCAGCACCGTGACCAGCAGAAGCCAGAACGACTTCACGCCGAGGGCAGAGGTTTCGGGCAATTCGGTATTGTTCGACAGGCGGAACATGGGGCCTCCTCAGGCGATACGGGGGGAGTGACCGCCGGTCCCGAAACGGACAGGGGCGGCATAGGTGGCGACGATCCAGCCGGTCAGGCCGCCGAAGGTGACGTTCAGCCAGCGCCGACCGCCAAACAGCCCCGCGCGGTTCACCGGGACGATGGCCTGATCAGGGATCGCGGCGAGGATGTTGGGGTTGAAGCTCGGCCAGCGCCTGAGGTTCAGCGTGGTGCCGGGGGTCTCGATCTGGACAAATTCGTCCCCGCCAACCACATCGCTGCCCGCTTCCGCCGATGCTTCGGCAGGGTCATCGCGCCCCAGAACCCGGGCGCGGATCGCCTCCAGCGGAAAGAGCGGGTTGGTATCGACCTTGCGGCCGGCGCTGACATACCAGTGCGTGGTGATGTCGCGCAGGGTCGGGATGCCTGCAAAAAGCGCCTGCGCCAGCTCCTCGACCGCCGCGATCTGCTCGGGCGTATAGGCCATCCAGGTGCCCTTGCCGTGTTCGGGCGTTTCGACATCCGCAAGGGTATAGCCGCCGATCTGGCCGCCCGGCCCGAAATCCTGCCCCCACCAGGCCAGCACCGCACCACCCGCGCCGCGCTGCATCCTGCCGGGGTTCACGATCTCGATGCCGATGGCGAAATCATTGCAGCCGCTGCGGCCGTGATAGGAGGATTGCCCGGCATGGGCGGCGCGGCGGTTGGTCGGCACCAGCTGGCTGACGGTGCCATCGCGTTCCACCACGAACTGCACGCTGACCGCCGGGGAACTGGCCAGATAATCGCGGCTGTTGAACTTCTCGAGCCGCCCGGCCGTGTCGTGAAGGATGATGATTTCCGGGGTGATGATGCCGCCGATCAGCTTTGCCGGGCGGTACTCAATCCCCTCGATCCTGTGGTTCTTCAGCTTCATGGATGCCCTCGCCGAGGGGCATCAGCGCCCCGTTGTCAGGGGCAGAATGGCGGGTGAAAGGCCTTAAAAAACATCCGCAACGGTTTGCGGATCAGAACAGCTTGAGTTGCCGGGGATCGAATTTCGGCGGGGGGCGCC